CCTATAACAGATTTAAGAGAGCCTGGTTTTGAACTAAGTTGGCTGGCTCAGCAAAGAATTCTCAATAGAAATAAAACATTATCAACTAAAAGAAACCTGCTGGCACAAAACAATGCTATTATTAATGATCCAAAAGCGCCAAAGATTAATCTTGTTCAAGACTCTGATGGAACACTGAACACAAATCCAGTTGCTAATTTTAAATATAATGTAGGAAGTGTTAAAGAATCTTACTTATCAACTAAGTCAAGCTTTTTAAAAGAATTAACTGCTTATAGTAACAGTAATGCACCTAGTGCAGTAACTAATGCTTCTCAATTATGGATAAATGGAACTTCAAATAAAGGCATGATTCAACCTTGGTTAGAAAAAACGTACCAAGAAGCAATTGCTGCGAAGGGGGATTCAGGAGATCTTCCAGGTGGCAATATATCGCTTACACAGCTTATGAATAATGTTTACGCTTTTCAATTTTTATACAATCCAGCGTCTATAGATATGGTTTATCAAGGTCAACTTGGAGCAAGCATAGATTATCTAGCAAGCGGTAATGACCCGTTTAATGCGCTAGGTGGGCAGAATGTTAACTCTACTATAAGTTTTAACATTCTTATTAATAGAATGCATGATTTTAAATATTATGATAAGGATACTGGTAAAATTGCTAAAGAATATAAAAATTCAAATCTGTATGTTCCAAGACAACCTGAAGAAGATGAACAACTAGAAATATACAGAAAAGGAACAATGTATGATTTAGAGTTTTTATTTAGGGCTGTTTTAAAGCACGGATTCCCATCTTATTTTCATGAAAGAAACTCAAGTGATGGTATAACTTCAGACGTAGGATTTATTATGAGCGGTCCAGTAGAACTTCATTTAGGAACTAGTTTAAGGTATATGGGAACTGTTAATCAGATTAACGTTTCTCATGTACTATTTGATGAAAGAATGGTTCCTATATTTACAAATGTTTCATTTGCCTTTGGAAGGTACATTGATTCAGCTAAACTTACCATGGATGGTGAAGTAAATCCTAGTGGGCGTTAATATAAAAAGGAAAAGTAGTAAATGATTTATACAGATAGTAGATATGCAACTGGTCTTATTTCTTACGGAAATGATTCTAGATTAAACCAGTCTAACATTTCTGTTTATAGGAAGTTTCCTTCTGCAAGTCACTCCTTCTTTGCGTATGTATGGACTGATTATGACCGTGCTGATCTAGTTGCTTATAAACTTCTTGGGTCTTCTACCCTATGGTGGAAAATTATGGATATAAATCCTGAAATTCTAAATCCACAAAGCATTGCTCCTGGAACAACAATTAGGGTGCCTAATGCGTAGCCCTACTCCTTTAAAGCTTAACAAAAGCGCACGTTATCATGTTGAGTTCCCTACTATTCCTTCTATAAAAAAAATTCCAAAAGATGTTAAATTAATACAAAAACAAAACAATCATGATATTTTAATTCTTAAATTTTTTAGTTCAAATTCTTTTTGGTTTGAAAATTTAAAAACAGGTGTTCCTGTAAAATTTTCTTATTCTCAAGGTCACCTATCAAAAGTTTGGTATGGGTATGTTTCGTTTGTTTCTAACGTACCTACTACGCCAAAAATAAGACCTATAGAAGTTTACTGCATAGGAAGTTCTTTTGTACTAAAAGAAGGAACAGTAAGAATTTTTACAAATGTAACTATTACAGATGTAGTGTCTCAGTTGGCTAAGGAATTTGGGCTGAACTTTATTGGTGAATCGCACTCACGAAAATTTGATCAGTTAATAATAGCCGGGCATTCTTATTGGGAATGGATAAACGAACATGCCAATAAAATTGGGTATGGGGTATACGTAGAAGGTACTAACTTAATTTTTAGACCTATAGATAGTTTAATAAACCAGCTAGTTTCAGAAGCTCCTATTTTAAATTGGTCAAACCCAACTATTTCAGGGTTTACAGATGATCCAAGTAAAACATTAGATTATTTTAAAGTACTAAATGGTGAACTTATTGAGGGATCTACAAACTACCGATCTATTAAACACATGGGTGGGGTAGACCCTATAACAGGGTCTACTACAGGCTTTGATAGTAACCCTAAAGATCTAGGTGAAAAATTACGGTCTAATGTTAGCGATGTTTATTTTTCAGAATTTAGAAGTGATCAGGTAGTTCATAATGATTTAGATTCTAAAACGGCAGCTGAGGGAGCGGCTCACTTAGCAAGGTTTAACCTACCTGCACATGCAACTGCAAAAGGTGATCCAAGGCTTAAACCTTATAGTATTGTATACATTGAAAATACAGGCAAATTAACAGATGGGTATTGGGTTGTAAAAGAAGTAACCCATGAGTTTAGTCTTACTGGATTTTACAAAGTAAAGCTAAGTCTTTTAACAGACGGTACTGGGACCAATCAAGAGTACTCTTTTAGACAGGCAAAACCTACAGTTACTGGTATTGTTAATTCAGGTCATGTTTTAGAGATTGATGCGCAAATATTACAAACAGAGACTACTAAATTACAACAGTCGGAACTTATTATAAGCGAAGCTAACCAGGGATTTAATAGAACCCCTGCTAGGTGGACGACTACACTTGGAGGAAATTAACATGATTTTACCAGCTACTTTTACTGAAACTAGCTTATCTTTTCCATTTAAAGTTTCTGCAAATGGAACAATAGCCACTACTGTTGACCACAAAAATATTTGGGCAAATAAAGTGCGCTCAGTGCTTAGTACTTCTTTTCAAGAAAGAGTCATGTTTCCACAATTTGGTAATGAATTAACTGAGGTTTTTTGGAATACTGAGACATTTGCAAAAAGCAGTGTAAATGCATACGTAGCAAGAGCGTTCTCTAATTGGTTACCTACTTTACGTTTAAATGAGGTAATTGTTTCTGACATAGACACCACAGGACAGCTTACAATTTCAATTTCTTATTTTCTACCAAATGATGAACAAGTTGAGACCTCTATAGGATTTGTAAGAATTTCAGGAAACCTACCAATTATTCAGGAGACAGCATGACAGAGGCATCTAGTAATCTACCAATTGCTATTGATTACACTAGTAGAGATTTTTACGCTTTACGTACAGACCTTATAGCTAGAGTAAAAGCAAACCTTCCTGCTTGGTCGGGCAATGACCCAGCTGACATTGGAGTTGCTATTATTGAAGCTGTTGCATACATGGGAGATATTGCAAACTATTATATAGATAGAGTTGCTAATGAATCTTTTTTACAAACCGCTACCCAACGATCAACCTTACTAGGATATGCTAAGAGTAAAGGGTATTCTGTTTCAGGCTATAAAGCCGCTACAACTACTTTGGTTTTTGGAAATTCAAAAACAAGCAGCCTAACTCTTCCAGCACAAACAGTAGTCTATGTAGATCTTTCCGTAAATGGAGGAATAAAGAGAGTAAAATTTACTACAGATGAAGCAGTGACTATTCCTGCAAGCACTGCTCTTGGAGATGCAACTGCTGGGTATAGTATCTATTCAGTTACTGCAACAGAAGGAATGCCGATTGGTAATGCAGGTGCTGGGTTAACTTTAGCTGAAACAGTAGATGGCATTTCTTATTACCCTATACGAGTGTCTGATACAACAGGGCAAATTGATCAAACCTATAAACTGGCTGACAATAATGTTATAGATGATTCTTTGCGTGTGTATATAAAATCAGGATCTACGTATGTAAAATGGACTAAAGTTTTGGATTTAACTTTATATGGAAAATCAGATAAAGTCTACACAACATTTATTGATGAAAACAACTATATTAATATCTCTTTTGGCGATGGTGTATCTGGATTAATTCCTTCATCGTCTAGTACTTTATGGGCGGCTTATAGTGTTGGAGATGGTATTTATGGAAATATGGCAGCAGGAACAATTCTTTCTACAGGTAGCCCTATTCAATACATTCCTAGTGGAACTCTTTCTGACTACACCCCTTACATAAGTTTAACTAATTCATTTGATTCTTTAGGCGGAGCTGATCCTGAAAGCAATGATTCTATTAGATACGCTGCTTCGGCTGTTGCTAAGACTTCTTTAAGAGCAGTTACTTTACAGGACTATGAAAGCATTGCACTAAGAACTTCAAATATTGGTAAAGTAAAAGCGTACTCTTCATCTTCATATTCTTCTGTGACACTTTATGTAGCTCCTAGAAGGCTCTCTACTTTACCTAGTGACTACTCTTTTGTAGGATCTGATATATACCCTGGGTATGATCTTTTAAATACATCAATAACAAATGAGATGACTGCTCTTAAATCTGATGTAGAAAAGTCATTAGTTGGATTTACTCAAATAGGTGTTACTACAACTGTAACTGAAGTGTTTTATACTCCCGTAAATTTAGCCTATTCGTATATTTTAGTAGATGGATATACAGATTCTGAAGTTTCAACTAGAATTAAAACCCAATTACTAGAAACTTATTCTTATAATAACTCTAAAATATCAGACTCTATATATTATGATGCTATTGTAAAAACAATCGTTTCTGTAGAAGGCGTTGCTTCTGCTAGCGTTACTATTCTTGATAGAAATTCTGGTACTAATAAAACTAATTTAGTTGGTACTCCTGGAGAAATATTTGTGTTTACTTCTAATAAAATTTCAGGAACAGTGGCTACTAGCTTTAGTCAGAGTGTTCTTGAAGGGCTATGGCTTTTGTATCACAGCACTACTATAACTTCTACTAGCTATGCTTTTGCATCAGGTGTTACTACCCTTACAACTACTGCTAACCATGGTTTATCTACTGGTGATAAAGTACGTTTAACAGGGTTTGCAAATAATTCTTATAATGCTACCTGGACGGTTGCTTCAGGTTCTGCCACAACGACATTAAAACTAACTACTACTGTTGATCTTGGAGCAACTGGCACGTTAACTGCTGCTGCTGTTCGTCAGGTAGCCACAGCAACTCCTGTTACTGAGCCTTTTGATTCTGCAGTACGCAGTTATCTATTTGCCACCAGTGGAGCCTATGGAGTTCTAGCACTGCCCGTATGTAATGATGGTGTAAGCACTATTACATTTGCTGGTGGAACTGTTGCAACAGGTACGCTATCTGGTCTTAAATCTGTTAATGTTGGTTATAACTATTTCTCATTAGTAGTTACAAACAATAATAGCAATATTAGAACAAACTACGACATAGTTGTAATAAGGTCGTAGTAAATGATCCATGATGATTATGGTAATCGTAGGTTTTACGGCATATACAGGGGCACTGTTGTAGACAATAATGATCCTTTAAATCAAGTAAGATTGAAAGTAAAAGTTCCACAAATTTTGTTTGATCAAGTAACCGATTGGGCATGGTCGGTTCAGCAGCCTGGTGTAATTAGAAACACTCCTAAAATTGGTGATGGAGTATGGGTTTCTTTTGAAGGAGGAGATCCCTCGTATCCTGTTTGGACCGGCTCATTTAAGGCTGCTCCTTATAACATGCAAGCAGGAACTACAACGGGTGGATCGGTAACAGTTACTTTTGATATACCATTTTCTTCTGGTACTACTCCTATAGTCACTGCTTCAGTACTTTCTACTAATGATAAACCAGAAATATTTGTATTAAATAGCGTTACTAATACTGGGTTTACTGGACAAGTCTGGTCATCAAGCGGAACAGTTTCACCTTATAATAACTTTGTTACAGCAACCGGTAGAACTATTCATTGGACAGCTGTCCAACTAACCCCATAATCCTTTACAAATTTAACTGTACTTTTTCTATACCCTTTAAGGACTAACAATGGCATCTGTATCTAAATACAAAAACTCTGCTTTACCAATGACTGGATTAGCGCTGTCTAACTCAACTATTCAGGTTGAGTGGAGTACTCCTTCTACTTATCCTGAAAAAACAGTTACTTTAACTAGCGGCTCTGGGTCTGGAACTACAATAACAGTTTCTAGTACAACAGATCTTGTAGTAAACCAAAAAGTAGAGGTAGTTAGTGGTACGGGTACTTTTGTCTTTGGAACTATTGTTACCTCAATTACTAGTTCAACAACATTTACAGTAAGTCAGCCTCCTAGCGTATCTTTAAGTGGAGCTACTATTTACGCGTATACTGAACCATACAAGGTTTTACGATTAGTTCGTAATCAGTATGCGTATTCTGAAACTCAGGAAGATGGTCAAATACTTTATGAATTTAATAACTCAGCTAATACAGGGTTAGAACCAATAGAAGTTTTTACTGATGGGGTTACTTCTAGTTTAAGTTCTATATCTTTAGTTTCTGGTCAGTATGCGTACTATAGTGTATGGCTTCTTGTTACTAACACATGGGTTTTGGCAGGAACTTGCACAGTTCTTTTGCCCAAAGATCATGGGTCTTATAATACTGATGGAGACCTTTTAAAATCTAATCATACTAAAATTATGGAATCTCTTCCTAGATTTTTAACTTCAACATCAAATACTGCTTTTGATGAAATAGACGCTTCATCTGATATTTACAAATTTTTTAAAGGAATTTCATTAACTTATGATGAGATTCTTACTTATGCAGATCTTACTATACGTTCATTGCCAGGTAAGTATACTTCTAATAATATGGTACTAAATGCTTTTAATGATTTAGGAATAAGGGTAACTTCAACATCGCCTACTTTTTATAAAAAAGCTTTAATAGGAAAAATAGAAAGTTTAAAACTTACAAAAGGAACTGCAAGTACTTTGGCTAATTTTGTAGAAACTTTTACAGGTTACAATACATCTGTAAGCGATAGTACGCAGCCCTCTAATCCTATAGGGTTAACTAACCTTTTACTTACAGCACAAGATAGCAGCTTTCATAAAGGTGGGATTGGTGGCTGGAAAAATGTGAGTGGGACTACTCTTACAGTAGAAGGTGGTAACGTTACTTTAACAGGTGTGTATGGATCAGGAACTACTCTTTTAGCAGATGATGTAACTGGACTAGTTGCTGGTCAAACCTTATTTATTGCTAGCGGTACAGGTGCTTTTTCCTCTACTACTGCTACTTCTATTTCTAGTATTGATGCTGCATCTAATACGTTTGTAGTTAGCACTGCGCCCACAACTACACTAGTAAATGCTACTGTAAGAGCATTATTTTTAGACATTCCAACAGCTGAAGATTACTCTGTAAAATCACCTTATAGACTAAAAGTTACTACTAACGCTACTTCTGGTATAAACTACAGACTGGGTCCTACAACTCAAACTACTTCTGTTTATGATTTTCCTAAATATGGAATTCCTATTAGTCCGGGTACTCAATATACTTTTAGTTTTTATTGTAAAGGCGGATCTTATAACCCTAGTATTCAACCATATATAGTGTGGGGGGATAAATATGGTAACCAAACTGGTACAGATACTGCTACAGCAATATCTACTTCATCTTCTTGGGCTAAGTATAGCTACTCTGTTACTTCTTCTGGGTATTACGTAACAGCCACAGACTACACTTTAGGGTCTTCTTCTACGGTAATAACTTTACCTGTTGGTCATGGCTTTAATACAACAGCAGGTACAAATAAAATTTGGTTAGAAAGTTTTGCTCTTCCTTTTGTTGGGGGGTACACTATTTCTGCGTTTACTTCTACAAGTATAACAATACCATTTGGAATAAACCCTGTTACGTTATCTACTGTAAGTAGCTCAGGAAATATATTTACGATTACTAGCGGTACTTTAAACGGCGTAACAATTGGTCAAACAATAACTATTTCTTCTGGAACTGGAACTTTAAACGGTACTACAACAGTAACAGGGATTACGGGTGCTAGTACATTTACAGTAAGCGCTGTTCCTACTGTTGCTTTAAGTGGGGCTACTATAACCTTTAGTTTCGATAAAAAAGTTACAGACTTTACTGTGTTTAAAGCTACTACTGCAGGAGTTAAAGAAGGTGTTGCTCAGTATGCTTTACTTGGGTTTAAACAAACAAGCGCAAGTGCTGTGGCTAATTACTATCTTGATTCTATTCAATTTAATGCCGGAGCAGTTAGTAACTTTATTGAGGCTAGAAGCGTGGATATCTACGTAGATCCTAATAAGTATAACTATTTAATTGATCCTACTTTTAACGCTTCTTCTTCTGGATGGTCTTCTTCTGGAACGTTTACTGCATTAGAGTATACCACTCTAACGGGACTGCCATACTCTAGCACAAGTAAAATGGGTAAAGTAGTTACAGGATCTTCTACTACAACTTCTTTTAACCCGGATTTAAAAACTGCAGTTCCTACTCCTATTACAATTAACAATACTTACTATACTTTTTCTATATACATTAAAGGTGATGCAGAGTATACTTTAAATCTTGCATTGACAGATGGAGTAAACACAAGCACACCTACTGTTATGGCTGTAACTACAGATTGGAAACGGTTTTCAACTACTCTTTATGTAACTTCTACTGCCACTGGACTAACCCCATATATCTACGGAACTCGCACTTCTGCCGCTACTTTTAGAGTAGACGATGCACAATTAGAAGAAGGTCAAACTCCATCAGATTATTTTGATGGCGGGTTTTACACCCAAGGTGCAAGATGGACAGGAGCTGCGGATGCGTCTAGCTCATACTTATACATAAATAAAGAACAAAAACTTTCTGAACTATCAGTTCATCTTGATGATTGGGTTCCTATAAACACTGTTTGGATGCTTCGGAGCCTTACAGGAATTGAAGCTATTGGAATTCCTTCAGCAACTAGTACAGACTCCACTGCCCCATACACTAGTAGCGGCGGTGGCGGGTCTAGAGGCACTACAGTGTTTGCATAGTGCTATACTATTATTTATGGATACTTTAATTTATATACTTATTTCAGGAATGGCAGTAGCCTATCTTGTTGAATTAATCACGGCACTTACAGATCGGTTTATTTCGTCTTGGATTTTAAAAGCGATTTTGCCTTTTCCACTTAGTGTGCTAAGCTTATACGTTCTAGGTATATTTGGATTACCAATAATAATTTATGGGTTAGCAGCGTCATGCATAGCCCTTGTTGTGGTATTCTTTGTAAACCGCCCAGTAACAAATCAGGTGATACCTGTACGTCGCTAAAATATGGAGCATAATGAACAAGGAAGAGCAATTCCGTCGTCTGTCTTTAGGACCTTCGGAACTTAAAGTACTATTAACCCTAGAATACTTTGCAGACAGCAAAGGGGTCGCTGACCCTACAATGAACATCTTAGAAGAAGTTACCGGCTATAGCCGTATGCAGATATCACGCTCGGTCAAAACTTTGATCAAAGAAAACTACATTGAAGTTAAGCGCTTAAAGCGTCTTGATGGTTTTAACCATCGTAATGTATACCAACTGCTTAGTAACACTAATGTTACAGTCACTTCCGCGTCGCAGAGCCATAGTAACGCCGATGTTACATCAATTACTAATAAAGCTTTAGTTATTAAGATAGATAAAGCATTAGATACTACGTATCTAATGGGAGAAGAGGAAAAAGTGGTTAATCGTTGGAAAGACGACGATGATGATCTTGCAGGTGTGGGATTGATCGAAGAACCTAAGACCGTACAAACCAAGAAAGCTTCTAAGCGCGAGCCTAAAACTAGGCACAGTCGTCCTATCGAAGAGTGGACTCCAGCCGATATGGCTACAGAGTTTTCGTACAGGGTCTACCAAGCACTGCCTGGCATACCTGGCGTAGTCAACACCCGTAACCTGTGGGGTGCGCTAGCTAAAAATCGTAAGCAGTTTGGCGTAACTGCCGTGCTTGAGTACGAAGTTCTAGAGAAATACTTCGCTGATAATCGCAACCTGACCTCGTTAAAACAGGCTCCAGCCTACGCACACGCTAAGTTTTTAACTTTTTTAACAAACAACATTCAGGCAGTAGCCTCAGACCTTGGTGTTGAAGATCTGCCAGAAGACATTCCGGTAATTGAGCCAAGGAACAACTACGTTTACGCAACCGATGGTCGCAGGTTTGACAATTCAATGCCCGGTAGGTTAGCATTAAAGCAATACGAAAAAAGGAAGGAACAAGCAAATGACGTATGATGTGTCTAAACTAAGTGGAGATAAGCGCCACACAATCGCAGTAAACTCAAACATTCCTCGTAGGTTTATAGGAATGGAACCAAATGATATCAAAGATATGATGGGAGCTTTTTCAAATGAAATTGAAGATTGGATTACTAATGTTCTTGAAGGCAATGTTATTAAACAACTTGGCGGTATCGGAGTTACTGGCGTTGGGCTGTTATTTGACGGTGGTCCTGGTCTAGGTAAAACTACTCACGCAGTAGTTACACTTATGGAATTGATCCGTAGGCTACCTGAAGATCCTAAGCAGGTTTCTCGCATATTTGGAACTGGTAACACCGAGGTTGGGCGTAGCTTTAGGTCTATATATTATTTGACTTTTCCTGAGTTTGTTGTTAGGAAGAAAGCCGTGATGGAAGCTGACAACGAAACTAAGCGTGAACTGTATGAAGAGATGCAGGGCTTTCACGGTCGCGCAAAAGATGACAACTTAAACGTACGCATCCTAGTTCTAGATGATCTTGGAAAAGAGTATGGATCTAAGTATGTAGACGCTTCCTTTGACGAGATCCTTCGTGCTCGTTATGACAAGGGGCTACCTACAATCATTACTACAAACGTGCTACGTGAAAAGTGGGCTGCTCAGTATGGCGAAGCAATGGGTTCATTTGCCTATGAAGCATTTACCCGCATTCAGCTAGGTGCTAAAGATCTTAGGAAGAACGGATAATGGATATTAAATGGAGGACTATCCAGTTTTTTATATCCCCTAATGGAGTGTGTGAAGTTCAATCAGACGACACCTCTACTAAAAAACTCCGTTGCACTTGCAGGGACTTTGCAATCTTAGCTCGTTGTAAGCACGTAAAATTTGTTAGGGACCGGATTGGTCAAACAGGGATTTTTACTGTAAAACTTGCTGAAGATACCGACGATGAAAACGTCGTAGCAGCAATGCACGACCCAGAAAAGTTTCGTAGGTTTTTAATACAACACGCAAAGATAGAGGTAATTGAATGAGGGGTGGCGATATTTCCAATGAAACTCCTCCAAAAATTATAGTTTTGGTTGATGTAGTAGCTACTCTAAAACAAGAAGAGTCAACTTCAAGGTCAGTATTATTTAAGAAAAAGTCTACAAAATCTAGTGTAGATATAAACCTAAAAGAAGTAGCACATCTATGGACCCTTGGAAACAAATACGGTCTTTCAATAGAGCTAGCGGGGTATGAAGACCAAGGATGGGCTTTAGAAGACCTTGAAAAAGTAATGGAAACTTTAGAACGTAAAGTCTCTAACCCGTTTAACTATGCAGAAGTCTACGCAGATGTAGACCAACTAGTTTCTTTGCTTCCATATAGGAGCAGTTTAAAAGGAGTCGTAGACATGCCGGGACGTGTTGCTAGGTATGGCTCTTATGGTGTAGAATTATCTAATCTTTAAGAAGGAATAAGAAATGGCATTTGATAACGAGTATCGTTTAGTAAGTAAAGTAATACGTGATCGTCAGATCATACCTGTAATTGAAAAGGGTATAAAAGATGATTGGATTGTAGATGACGATCTACGTCGCGTATGGAAATTTGTTCGTGAGCACTACGTAAAGTATAGGGAAGTACCTACAGCTACAACTGTACGGGACAACTTTCCTGCATTTAAAGTGCTTGATGTGCAAGACAGTATTGACTACCTCATTGACCAGATGATTTCTTTTCGTCGTCGCACCCTGACTAAAAATGGTATTGAGGACTCTCTTGCCAAGATGGTTGTAAATGACCACGAAGGTGCATTAAATGAAATGAGCAGGACAGTCGCTATTGTTAGTGAACAGGGTAACGTAGGTACCACTCACGTAGACTTAGCAAAAGATCCAGCTGCACGTTTTACAGAGTACGAGAATCTACAGAATTCTGTTTTACTTGGCATACCTACTGGTTTTGCAAAGATTGATGAAGCTACTGCTGGCTTACAAGGCGGTCAACTAATTACAGTTATTGCTCCACCTAAAACAGGTAAGTCACAGATTGCTTTGCAGATGGCTGTTAATGTACACAAGGTTGGAAAAATCCCTATGTTCCAATCATTTGAGATGAATAACCATGAGCAGTCTCAGCGTCACGATGCTATTCGTGCTAATTTATCAGCAAAGAACTTACGTGTTGGTAAACTAAACACACAAGAAGAAGAACGCTACATCGATATGCTAGAAGAAATGAAGACATCACATCCCTTCCATCTGGTTGACGCAGTGAATGGTTTGACCATCGATACTCTTGTTGCCAAAGCTGAACAACTAAAGCCAGACATCCTATTTGTAGATGGTGTTTATCTTATGCTTGATCAGGTTAGTGGCGACTCTAACACTCCCCAGGCTTTAACAAATATTACCCGTGGACTTAAGCGTGTTGCACAGGTTCTTGATATCCCTGTAGTTATTACAACCCAGACTTTGCTTTGGAAAATGAAAGGTGGAAAAGTTTCTGCCGATTCTATCGGTTACTCATCCTCATTCTTCCAAGACTCTGATGTTATTCTAGGTCTTGATCAAATTGACAATGATGAAAAAAGGCGTACTCTACGTGTTGTTCAAGCACGTAACTGTGGTCCTTCAGACGCAACTATTACTTGGGACTGGGATAC